TGAACGAAGTACTGTATTTTGAACCTCATCTTGATCTGTCAATGTATATTCAATATGATGTCAACTTCATGTTGGATCCCACTATGGTATTAGATGTCCCGGATTTCACATAAATGATTTGTGTAGAAGAAACTCGAGTCCAGATAGAACCTCCCACGAAACAAATTAGTAGTAGTCAAGATTTGCAAATAGTTCAACCAATCATGCATAATGCTGTAGCTGCAGAAGTGCTGGAAGAGGAGAAAACCAGTTCACCATTGTAAAACTAGCCGGCTTAATTGACACAACTTCAATCAAGCATGCAAGATGTTGACCAACTCAACAGTCAATCATAATAATTTTAAAATGAGGATCCAAACTCAAAGTTATATGATCAATTGATCGAACATGAATTAGAGCAACAAAAAACTCAGGTTAAAGGGGAAAATCAAGGCACAACCCGTCGTCAGGATTTACTAATGACCCAGATCCCAGAGCTAGAGGATGACCCCGATTCCTATGAGTTTCACAAGTCCGGGAAGTAGATTTAGTATGTCCCAAAATCACAAGAACAAAGCACAAATCAATGCCCCATTTGGGATATCGTGCGTAGGTATGAATCTTAATCCACTCAGTATCCCAAGGACACTGATGCCTGGTAAGAATATGTTAAAAAAATAAAGCTGGATTAAAAGCTGACGTTGAGTAATAGATAATTCATGGATGTCAAAGTCAAGAAGACTTACGAGGAACCTTTCGGGGAATGCCTAAATCTGACAGATGATGATTTCTTTTATACAAAAGATTTACCAACAATCGAGCGCTGTGGAGAAGTGGCATTAGTCAAATTACCAACAAGGGGTGAATTTTGTTAGATGTGGGCACTGCTAACGTTGGCCCTGTTTAGCATGCCGCCAAGAGTAGCACGTTATTTCGTTCGATTTCTTGATTGTTACTAAATCATTCAGAACAATCGTACGGTGCGCACAGTGATTGAAAGGATCAGAATGGAACCCTTTCAGTGAACTTTTAAAATCAATAACCAAGTGAGGATGAGCTGATCGCTCTTTATCGAGAATTGAAAACTCTGCGAGCTGATTTGTTGAAGAATCAGCAGTAAACCAACAACATCCTAGATTGGGTGGAACTATTTCAATGCGTTGGATATAAAACTGAACTGCTTGATCAGTCTCTAGTTGATGAATTGAAATCGGGGCGAGTACCTGATGCAAAACCAGGTCTTTACATTTTTCAATCAGGTAAGAAATTGCTACACCCAATCGTCTTATTGAACAAATTTGTCTATCGAAACCTTCAAACAAGTTCTGAGCGCTATGTCTATAAGGATAATCCAGCTTATGATTTGTTCACCATGGCTCAGTGGCATTGGTTGCTAATTCAAAGTC